CTCTTTCAGGTTCAATCTACTTTGAAGTTTCCCTAGAGCATTCTGATGATGATTCTACTTGGACTGACTTAGTTCAAGCTGATATCGTTAATGGGACTATCGCAGCAGGTGGTATCTGGTTAAAACTAGATGGCACAACTGATGGTGACCCAGGAACTACTGGTGGAGATTGGCAGGTTGGATATGTAGGTGGTAAACGCTATTTAAGATTAGTTCTAGCTAAAGCGGGAACTCATTCTAATGGTACGCCTATTAGTGGCGTGATTGTAAAGAGCAGACCTCGTGTTGCTCCTAAGTCAAACACTATCCATAACGCTTAATTGAGCAAACTTTGGGGGGTTTAATTACCCCCCTTTTATATAAAGGAGATAACATGCCAAGTGTACATAACAAAAAACCAACTAAAGGAAGCGGCTACGATAAGAAACCAAAGAAAGGAAGCGGCTACGGAAAAAAACCTAAAGACAGTAAACTAGCAGGTGCAAGTAAAAAACCAAAATCTAAATTTGGAAGTTATTTAAGAGGTGAATAACAATGTCAAGAACATATAAAATAATAGTCCCTAAACCTGCGGCAAGCAATGAAAAAGGTACAGAAGTAAAACTATATAAAGCCAACGAAATAATTAGTTCTGAAGGCCAATGGCAAGATGAAGTAATGGACACATTTATAAAAAATGGTTGGGCTATAGAAGTCAAAGTAGACTCTGTACAAGAAACATTAGACGTAAAAGCAGAAGTTAAAAAGGTCAAAAGGGCTAGAAATGCTAAAGGTCAACTAAAAGCAGATGACCCTACTACACCTGATGTGAATGAAGCATATGAAGGTGGAGTAGCACCAGTAAAAACTACAAAAAAGACTACAAAAAAGAAGACTACTAAGAAAAAGTCATAATTCACCTTTTTATTGTATCTAGGCGATTAATGGCATAGAATAGTTTTATGGCAGTCAAGATACCAAGCGATACTATAAGTAAACTAGAAGCACATGAACGTGAATGTGCTATTAGATACGAGAATATAGATAGAAGGTTAGAAAGTGGTTCAAAGAGATTTGATAGACTTGAAAATCTTATTTATGGACTCTATGGCTTAATTATCGCTTCAATGTTTGGGCTAATAATAGAAAGAATATTTTTTTAGGAGAATAATATGTCAGAAGACTTAAACTACGAATCACTATATAACACAGCACAGCAAGAACTAGCTAATGCACAACATACTATTAGGGTATTAGTACAAAAGCTACAAGAAGCACAAGGTGATGATACTGTAGTAGGCGAACAACCAATAGTAGAAGAAGCAAAGGCTGATAAGAAAAAAGCTAATTAGGAGTGGTAAATGGCAGGTCTAGTTTTACATACAGCACCTGCATCAGAACCTATAACCCTTGCAGAAGCAAAGTCATATTTAAGAGTAGATAGTTCAGGTGATGATGCTTTAATAACATCACTAATCGTTTCTGCAAGAATGTTGTGTGAAGAACACATGCAAAGGGCGATCATGTCTCAGACTTTGCAATTATTTATAGACAGCACAAGAGATATAGATGAACCTTTATGGGAAGGTACAAGAACAGGTCCTTATCTAAATTACTACAAAAACTATATTGATTTACCTATGCCTGTTATATCTTCAGTGACGCATGTAAAAACTTACGACGATGCTGATAATGCAACTATTTTTGCAAGCACTAGATACTATGTTGATAAAGCAAGACAACCTGCAAGGGTAGTTTTAAGAACAGGTGAAACTTTGCCTACAGCATTAAGAGTAGCTAATGCTATAGAAGTTCAATATGTAACAGGTTATTCATCAGCTAACGCAGTTCCTGAATCAATAAAATTTGCTATCTATCAAGTTCTTACATATTTGTACGAACACAGAGGTGATATGTATGAAGGTAAAACTTCACTACCTGCTACTGCAACTAAGCTTCTTGCTCCGTATGTAGTTTACAGCGGAATGGGTAGTTCAAAACTCATGTCATTAGGATAATGAGCCGAGTAGGTCAACTCAGACACCAAATTACCCTTCAAGGTCAAGGCACAACTAGAGATGCAGGTGGTGGTATAAGTTCAGGTTGGTCAACTATTGCTTCTGTATACGCTGATATAAAGCCTAAAAGTGGGAAAGAGGTATATGCACAAGGTAAACTGGTTGGAAGCGTGTCACACGAGATTACAGTGCGTTATAGGACTGATATTTCTAACGCTTCTAGGATTAGTTTTGATAATAAGTTATTTAATATTAGGGCTATTATCAATGTTGATGAAAGGGATAGATTCCTTAAACTTCTTTGCGAACAAGGAATAGCAACATGAAAACTAAAAATTTTAATACGTTGAAGAAAAGCATTAATAAAAAACTCACTACAAACGCAAGAAAAAATACACTAACAGCTGTTACACGCGGTACAGGTATGGTTGAAAAAACTGCACAAGAAAGTATAAAGAATAAAGGTACAGGTAGGTCTTATACAAGAAGAGGTATAACACATACAGCTTCAGCACCAGGACAGCCACCTGCCACAGATACTGGTTTTTTAGGGCAAAATATAACAATGAATGTTAAGAGTATGCCTAACGGAACTGTAGTAGGACAAGTTATTTCAGCAGCACCTTATTCTAAGGCTTTAGAGTTTGGAACGACTACTATAGAAGCTAGACCCTTTATGCAACCTGCATTAGAGAAAAATAAAAAGAAGATCGTTAATATTTTTAAACAGCACGGTGTTATAAAATGAGTATAGGCCAGTTCGCTTTACAGTCAGCTATATACAGCACTTTATCTAATGATAATAATCTTACCCAAGTTCTAGGAGCAGGTGTATATGACGAGGTTACAGAAGGTGCTACATACCCTTTTGTAGCTCTAGGTGAAGAAACCGCTGTTGATTATAGTACTAAAGATTTAGTAGGCGGTGAAACTACTGTTAATATACACATATGGTCACAATACAAAGGTTCTAAAGAAACTAAAAATATAATGGACAAGATACACGATTTATTGCATGATAGTAACTTAACGGTCAGTGGATTTAATCTGATAAATCTCAGATTTGAATATTCTGATATAATGAGAGACCCAGATGGTGTTACTCGTCATGGAGTCATGAGATTCCGAGCAATAATTTTAGGTACTAACTAATTTTATAGGAGAAAAAAATGGCAGCACAAAAAGGGAAAGATGTTTTAATTAAACTAGATGACGGTGGAACGTACACTACTATCGGTGGATTAAGGTCTTCATCAATAACACTCAGTGACGAAGCAGTAGATATTACTAATAAAAGTAGCAGTGGTTACAGGACTTTATTAGCAGGAGCAGGTGTAAATAGTATAGCTATAAGTGGTTCAGGAGTATTCACTGATGATGCTGTAGAAAATCTATTAAAAGATGCATACTTAGCACAGCAGAATATAGCAGTTGATGGTACATCAGCACAAACACCTGCTTTTGAAAACTTTGAATTCTATATACCTACATTCTTTAAATTTAGAGGAGCATTCCAAATTACCTCATTAGAATATGCAGGTGAGTATAACGGAGAAGCTACTTATTCAATGTCTTTTGAATCATCAGGTATTATCGCAGTAACAGCGGCATAATATGTCTTGGTCTAGAATAAAAATAGACGCAGATGGTGAAAAGCTTAATGCTTTTATCAATCATGACAAAACTGAAATCTGTATACACAATATCATAGACATTGGTGACAGTGTAAAAGTTGGAAATAAAGAATATCAAGTTTTATCATCATCAATAGATACAGTAAGCGATATGTTAACAATTAAAGTACTTGCAAAAGCAAGCAAACCAAAGGAGAAAAAGTCAGATGGCAAATCCACTAAAGGGTGAAGTTACTCTTAATTTAGCAGGTAAAGATTACAAAGCGAGATTAACTATTGATGCAATTATGCAGATAGAAGATGCTTGTGATTGTGGAATCATAAAACTTGCGACAAAAATGGGAGAAGCTGATATCCGTATGTCAGAAATTCTTCATGTGTTATTACCTGCACTAAGAGGTGGCGGTAATGATATACAAAGAACAGATGTACTTAAAATAGTTCAAGAAGCAGGTATAGTGAAATCTACAGCAGCAGTTGCTAATTTACTTGCTAAATCTCTAACTGATGATTCAGAGGAAGAAGCAGACGAGGGAAAGCAAGAACAGGCGGACTAAGTGAATCCTTACCCGTCAAACGATACTTTTCTATTTGTGTTGGCATGATGGGTATGTCTCCTAACGATTTTTGGCAATCAAGCCCACAAGAAATATATCTAGCCATAGAAGGTTTTTCTGAATTTAATGGTGGTTCTAAAACTGAAGAACCAATGTCAAAAGACCGCGTAAAAGAAATGATGGAGTTATACCCTGATGGCTAATCCAGTAGACACATTACTAGTTGAGATA